TGACTGTGTTCCACTAAGTGCCATTACCGACTCTCCCGAATTGCCTCTAGTATCGTGTCCGTGTAGGCCCGCTGCTCGACGCGAATCTCATTCACATCCATGCGAACCTCATCCAAGATTTCCTTGTTGATAGACACCTCCGTAGCCACGCGCTCCATGCGAACCTCAATTGCGGTGACAACCTTTTCCTCTGCTGCTTCTGCGTGCTTCGGCTGACCCATATGGGTAAAGAGGAGGACTATAACCCCCCCAATAGCCGATGCTGTAATTGTAATTGCGGACCAGAATGTCATCGACTGAATCCCCATATCAATTTACTGGTAGAAAACCGTAATGCTATTGGGATTTCCGGAGCCTTCAAAAGTGACGTGAATACCATCGTCAAATCGAACACCGCCATCACCCGGAACAGACATCATAAATGGCTCTGTCCCGGCACCACACTCAAAGGTTAAAATTGCAGTGCCTGAGCCGCCGCCGGTCTTGAATATCAACTTACTATTTTCGCCATCAGCCCTAGAAACACTCACACCAAAAAGTCGCGACTGGTCTCCAGTAGCAACAACCTGTGAGGTCGCAGTGGCATAGGCGGCCTTCAAATCCTTTAGTCCCATATCAATAAACCTCGCTTAGTAGCGGTAAAGAAGAGGGGGCACCCGAAGGTGCCCCCTCCAGTGGATTAAGCCGCTAGACCGTTGAGAACGGACTTGCAAGAGTCCCGGAGCCATCCAAGCTACCCTGGATAAGCCACTTGGTCGCCGCTACAGCCTCAAAGGTCACATAGCTTCCGGGATTACCACCCTTAGTGGTTCCATTCATAGTAAACGTATTATCCGAACCATCGGGAATCTGCCAATCAGTCGCCGCAGAATTATCGATACCGATATGCACACCGCCCGTAAACACGTCACTGCCTCCGCAGTTAATGATAAGAGCAGTAGATTCCGTTACTACAACAAATCGAAAAGTTACCCCAAGATTGTTAAGCTGGTTGGGGTCGGTGTCATCCACTGGATCAACCGCACTGATAGTGGGCAGCGTGATAGTCATGGCTGCATCATTTAGGGTAATGATCTTCCCTGCATAATCCGCCACATCGTATCCAGAAGTAGTTCCGATTGTGAAACTGGAAGTAGCATTCGGAACATCTACAGCGGAACTGTTACCCGCCGCATAAAATCCGCCCAAAGACCTCACCGGACCACTAAATGTAGTCTTACCCATTTTGTATACCTCGTCGCACGCAACTAACCCTGACAGTCCGCGTGCTGTCGTTTAAGTCTGTCAGGTTTGGTGAAAAAAGAAGGGCGGGGACCAACCGGCCCCCGCCCAATGAACAACATCAGGTGATGTTGCCACTTCCGAAGATTCCGAGATAGTCGCTGACGCCGAAGCTGTAGCGTTCTCGGGCCTTGTACCGAACATTGCCGGTATCAAAATCCCCATCCATGCCGGTCTGAAGCGCAGTTCGCTGAAAGTGCTTCATCCCATTAGGCACGTCCGTCATCAGGAACCAGAACTTCTTGTTCGTGGTCGTGAGGAAGTGATTGACGGAATAGCCGTCCGGAATCGTACCGTTGGTCCGGAGGGCGTTGATGTCGTTGTCCGCAGTCCCGACACGGAGTTCCGTCTCAAGAATACGAGTTGCAACGAACTGGTTGTACGGAGCAATGATCAGCTTACGCGGGCGAGCCGCAATAAGAAGACCACGATCATCCGTGAATGCCGCAATGTCGATTACAGCCTGCTCCAACGAAGTTTCGTTGAGATCAGATGCAGTCGTCAGTGCATTCGCGATTGCCGTACCGCTGATGTCGGTGTGGGCGGTTGCGGAACAAAGAACCTGACCATCGCCAGCCGTGAAGTTGGCAGCGGTGTAGGCATTGTTCAGCGGGAAAGCCCCCTTAACCTGCTTGGTGTGAGCCATCGAACGGGCGAGCGCCTTGGTGTAGCGAGCCGAGACCGAATCATAAAGATTGTCCTCAACTGCTTCCTCGGTGATCGAGAATCCCATCGCAATGGTTTCATGATTGTATCGAGCAGTGAAATGCTCCTGCGCGGTGTCATAAGTGATCGCAGACCCCTCAGACTTAACCGGTGCAGCACCAAATCCAGCAAGCTTGACTTCTTCTTCAAACGCTCGGTCTGAAGATTCCGTCTCGTAGATTGCCTTGTGCTCATCCTCGTACTTGTCGTACTCCAACCCAAAAAGAGCATTCAGCCCAGGAAGGAGTTCCTTCATCATTTGTGCGCGTGAAATCGCCATGATTTATTTACCTCCTATCCCTATACGCCAAGCGGGTTGCTGAACTGGCTTACGCCATCATTCAGTTTGACCAGCACATTGGGCGTGCTGCTACTCTCATTCGATCCGTCCCGGGGAACATCAAGAATGCGAAGAGCAAGCGTGTTAGTTGTGTTAATCCCGGAATGATCCAATTGGATACCGGAATTGCCAGTTGCGGTACTTCCCGCACTCGTGGCAAAGTTGACAATCGGAGCATTCGCGCCGATATCGGCATAGGTCGTTGCTCCGTCCGACTGAATCAGATAAATCTGATTCGGATCATCGCAAACCATCGCCCAGGCATCAGTATCCGTAGAAACGGACGGATAATACTGCCCGTACTTCTGCTCACCGGAAGCCAGCTTCCACCGGAAACCAATAGCAACACCAAGCGTGCGATCCCCGTTCGCAGTGGTCGGGGTTTCCCCCGTAGTATTCCCTGCCTGACGATCAACTTCGCCAGTACCAGTCAACTCTACAAAGTCACCTGCGTAGATGACGGTAGCCCCACCGGAAACAGCAGACACGTCAATACGGTACTCCGTAAATCCGCCCGTGCTATAGCCGGTATTAGCCCCGCCACCAAAACCAGCAGGTCTTAGTCCATAAGCCATTTGGCTATCTCCTTAAAGAAGATTAACGATAGCCATCAGTAGTACCTCCACCGCTAGCTATCGCCAAACGTAACCCGCGTCTTCCGCTCCGAAGGGAGCATCGGCATTCGCGGGTCCTGTTCTCTGAAATAATTACGGTCCAAGGCTTCCATCTGTCCCTCCATCTCTCTCATTGCCAATTCTTTGAACTTTTCCCCAATTTCAATGGGTCGAGCGCAAAGAAGAAGTCCGCCAACCAGAACATTGTCGGGATACTGGCTATCTCGGTCCGAAACAATCATTAGTTCCGGGTATTCCGAGGACAACACAGGCTCCCATCCATCACGAAGTGCTTGCGAGACATTGATGTTGTCCGCTTCACCACGCATAGACGCTCTGACATAGCGATGTTCAATCCCATCCCGTGGGTTGGGCTCAGGCAGGAGAGGGGCAGGCTTCCATGACGAAGACGTGTCCCGTTGTTCGCTTTCTCGACTTTCGAGATCGCGAGATGTGCGCGTATCTTTATTATTATCCATTAGACACCTCCCTTAGGAGTTGTTTGGCGTATTGTTCAGGCGAAAGCCCAAGCCGCTTTGCGAGAGCCACTTGAGTGGAGGTCAACTGCACTTTGCGAGGGGGGCCACTCGACCTATTGGCCGGTGCCACCACCGTCGTAGTCCTCGGGCTCGCAGTAAATCCCTCCGATTTATTTCCGCCCGAAAACTTTTCAGGGAACGTATCCCTGAGTCTTCCATTAATCTTCTCGTAGTAGTCATCAGAAGTAGGATCGACACCTTGATTGAGGAGCTTTTGATGAACCCCAAGTGCAAACGATGTCATTTCCTCATCTTTTCCAAACCACCCATTTTGCTGTGTCCACGCCTGAGCCTTAGCATCGGGCGGCGGACGTTGTGGCATCGGGGGACGCATCGGGGGACCCTGTTGGTACCCCGGAGGCGGCCCCATCGGGGGACCCTGTTGGTACCCCGGAGGTGGCCCCATCGGGGGGCCTTGTTGAATGGGCGTTTGCTCAGCGGGCTCGTAGCTATCTGCCACCGATTGTTCGTACTGGCTTTTCCCAAGAGCCTCCTGGGCAGCGACCATCTTTTCCGAATTTCCCTCTTCGTATGCCGACTTGTACGCTGACCGGGCTCGATCCAGATCACTCTCCGTTCTCGCCTTGATCTCAGAGAGAAGAACCTTCTCCCCTCGCTCAAGAAGATTTCGGAGTTCGTTGTTCTGGGTTACGAGACCCTGTGCATAACGAACTGCCTCATTCTGCATCCTTGCGGCTGCTTCTTTTTGCCGACGCTGTTCGTGATACTCGTACCGAAGCCTGTTTAT